CGAAACTAAGGTATGAGTAGTCCAACAGTTAAGTCTGTTGTGCCCAACGCTGGTGGAAACGCTAGTGTTACAGGTACAGGTGGTCTCGATCACCCAACACCTGGCCGAACAGGAATTAGAGCTCGTAGCGGCGAGCCCGGACACGGTCGAAATGTCTGTAATCGAAAAACCGCCAGTCGTCGAAATAATGAGGAGCCGATTAAGAGGTCCGCTCCCCCAAACCGTCGAGAGGGTCGCGATAAGCGTCCCGCAGGTGTTCCACTAGGCAAGGGAAAAGGCCGAGAATGTGGAACACTGGCTCCGTACGCCAGGAGTCAACAGGGTAGAGCTCCCAGAGAAAAAGCTAGCAACCAGGGTTTTCATCCCAAGGAGGATCCGATCCCTCCTTGGAATCGTGTTGTGAACAGACGATCGGACAGAGCAAAGCTCCTCATTCTCATACAACAACTGAATTTGAGGATTATCCAACTAGAGAGAGAAGCTATGCGTCTACCGTCAGGTCAGTTTCAGTCAGCTCCGATTTTGCTGGCGAGAAATGGATGGAGCACACCGGCCAGTTCATTCCAGGCCTCACCGAAGCTCTCCAGAAACGACAAGAGCGAAAGAAAGAGAGAAGTGAGAGACAGCAATTGCGAGGTGAAGCAAAACGTGCTTCCACCGCAGCCAGACGCGCAAGCGTCAGGCGAATCCACCGCGCCGCAGCCAACGAAGACACCTTCTCCCGCTGGCTCGAGAAAGTCCAACCGGGGCGATCCAACTACTCCATCTTCAAGAAGGAGCAGAAAATCGTCCTATGGTGGGAGTTGCGAGACATCTGCCCCTTTTGTAGGAGCGAAGACTGCAACAGAACCGCCAAGCGACCATTCGAGCTACCATCGGGATATATCGTGTACATCAGCGGCTTCTACTGTTTCAGGTGTGAGCAGATGTATGTCGGACCTGACGTCAGAGGAGAAACCTTCTTCTAAGGAACACTCCCGGAAACCTCCTAAGAATGCTGGGCGAAGTTACCAGTGGACTAAGGAGTCCGGTCCAATGGATGCCAACTTGGACCCCATCTACGGTGCCGAGGTTAAAGAAATACCTCGAGGCAGAGTCAAGAAATCTATTCGGAAGTGGAACAAGACAACCAAGGTTCTTCCAACTGAGGTTGAACTCCACTTCTACTTGGTTCTGGAATTTGCATTTGTTCCACGAGACTGCACAGTCATGAGACAAATGACTAATAAGGCCAAATCCTACCTTAACACATTTGATACGAGTAACTACACCGCTGAAGAACGCTTTCGTCTAGTCATGAAAGCTGTTCGTTCCGCTATGTGTGTAACCGAAGAAGAGGAATGTGTTAGGGCTGCATTGAAGAATCCAGACGTTCAGGAACTTGCTCATAAGCAAGCCGCCTTCATACAAGAAGGTTTCGTCGGTAACGAAGGAATTGGATCCGTTAAGAGTTATTTGTCTAATGCCTGTAAGATCAATGTCTTCAAGAAGGGCACACACCTTCCGAAGAAAGTCAAGTAGGACAGCTCCACACTGGAGGCTATATGCTACGGGCCTGTTAAAGAGCCAGAGCTCCTCCCCGGATGTAGTCACAACGTTCCAGTCTGCGAGTGCAAGTGTTCAAGAGTCACAACAAAACTCTTTGACTTCATACCAGCTATTCCGTCGTTGGTATGGACTCATAAGTCATGTGTTTGTAATGAAAAGGTAGCACTTTCATTGCGTCATCAGATTGATACAGGCGATCGCTATGCAACCACATTAGACTTACGTTCTGTCCTGAAGCCCTGGATAGAACATGTTAGCCCCGTTTCACCTAGTGTTATAATTAGGCATGCTACGTCACGTAAGAGGCTATTGTTGGAACAAGCTCTTGAAAGTTTGAAAGGTGAAGAATTATCAGTTAAGGACGCTAAGGTTAGAATGTTCCTTAAAGATGATAAGTACCATGAGTGGAAGCCAGTGGCTCCTCGTTGTATACAATATCGTGGGAAACGATATGCACTTTCATTAGCTTGTTACCTCCATCCCATAGAACAGATGGTCTATGGATGGACAGATCTGTCCGGAACCCCCATTTTTGCTAAGAGTCGTAATCTAACACAGCGTGGTCATGACATAGCTGATAAGATGAGTTATTTCCAAAATCCCGTCGCCATTTCCTTGGACCATTCCAAGTTTGATGCTCATGTGAATATGAGTTTGCTTGACCTCGAGCACTGGTTTTATAAACAGTGTAATAGGTCTCCCAAACTCAAGATGCTGCTACATTGGCAGCGTGTTAACCACGGTCAAACGAAGAATGGAACAAAGTATGTCACACGTGCGACACGGATGTCAGGTGATCAGAACACCGGCATTGGAAACTCTATTATCAACTATGCAATGACTAAAGCATTGTTGGAAAAGCTGAAGATTCGCCACTGCCTGTACATTGATGGTGATGACTTCCTGGTTATATGTGAACGCATTGACGCTGGGAAGTTTGACCCCTCATTGTACAAACAGTTTGGCATGGCTACGAAACTTGATAGCATAACTGGGGTGATTGAACACATTGATTTCTGCCAATGTAGGCCTGTGTTCAATGGATCTGGGTACACCATGGTTCGTGACCCTTATAGAATGTTGCAGAGGATACAGTGGGCTGTGGGGAAGAAACACCCCAGACACGTTGTTAATTACCTCACTTCTATAGGGAAATGTATGATTGCCTTAGGGATGGGATTACCGGTTGAACAGTATATCGGTTCAACCTTATCCAATCTCGGAGGAAAGTATATAACCACCGAACAAACCATGATGGCCAACAAGATGTTCATGCGTCCGTCAAATGCTCGAGTTGTAGAGTGCTGTGAGGCCTCTCGAGCATCGTATGAACAAGCATGGGGATTTACAGTTGGGCAGCAATTGATATTAGAAAGGTTATCAATTGGCCCACCTGTGCTCGAGGATTTAGTTCCGTTTCTTCAGTATGGCTCCGAAGAAACAGTCACGGAGGGCATCCGCCCGTTCTCGAGCTCCCCCATCGGGAGCGTCTACTAAAACCTCACGCAAACCTGGACTTGGTCAACTCACCGTCCCAGCCAACGCATCCATGACTTTTGGTGTAACTAGTGGTTACCCCAAAGGATTTGGGTTTGGATCACCAACGCCTACGCCAACTAAGAACGGTTGTAGAATTAAAGGTTGGTACCCAATCCAATGGAGCAATGTTACTAGTCCGACTACTAACACTTTGTTCATTCCACTTACTATATCTGAGTGGTTCATGGAGCGCAATCAGGCATCGGGTGCAGCGGGTGCTAAGGCTCAGGTTAAGATCGCAAATCTAGGAGGCGTCCCAGCTAGGATGCAGACCCAAGCGAACCTGTATAACGAGTTTCGCATTCGCGACAAAGTCGGCATTATGTTCCTACCTTCGGGTGGAACGGGTCAAGCTGGTCGCGTTGTGATGAGTCTCCTCAGAGATCCCGCAGATGCATTTCGCGGCAACCTAACGACGGCAATGACAACTACAGCGTATCTACCTCTTAATGGATCAGACGGTACTAATATGACCGCCTCTGAAGTTTTGCAGATGGAACAGCGCAAAGTTGGCGTTCTGTCACTTCCTTGGCACACCTATTTTGATATCGAATCAGATGTCTGGGTGCGCCAAGATGAATCTTTGGTTGCAGCTAATGCTGAATGGATCTCTGCGGACAAATGGTCTGTAGAACCTAGTGCCGTTCTTAGGCAAGACGCCCCTCACGGCGGTATCTGTGTCAACTGCAATGTTGACATAACTGGTGGTGTGAACAGCAGTACGGTTGGCTTCTTCATGATCTATCTGGATCTTGAGTTCCGATCTGAAGTTGTTCCCAGATTTCAGCAGTCTCAGACTCCAGCTCCTTAGCCACCAGTTCCCGAAGTCTTCCGGCTTAATCAGATTCCATTTTACAACGATTCTCCGGGTTATCCTGTAACCTGTGCGATTTTCCAAGACCAAAACAAGGTTCCCCCTTTTCCAACTATGACAACAGGTTGGTTGGTTGTGGATAAGTGGTCTCAGGGCCCAGGCATAGATTTAACCATATTGCCACCTCGCACTAGCATTGTTGTAAGTTATGGACCTGACCAGTCATACTACAAGATAACCGCATACCTGGCGGATTTTGTGGTGGAGGATTTCGTGCTCCTAATCAAGTGGCTAGGTTTTGATTCCGCTCTCCTTAATACTCATACTATTGAGGCACAGAGGTCAGGAACAAACTTAGTTGTAACAGGTAACACTGTCATGGGCTATATACCAGACAGCACTTAAACCTTTCGTGCTCTTTTCCCCCCCCTCCCCCTCCCTCTATCTACACAAAGTCTAAGGACAAGTGGGCGTGTAGATTATAATTGTATTATCATTTTGATAACGCTAACGTTGTACGTTAACTAGCC